GGCGTCGATGACCTTCATGTCGATGGCTGTGCGACCTTCTACGATGTCAACCATACGCTCATCGTTGCGGATGCGTCGAGTGACCATGTGGTCGCCACCCTGATAGGGTCGCTGCACGAAGTTGTAGACAGCGGAAGGCTGGAACTTGCCCGCAGACGGCGGCAGGTACATGAGCAACACGTCGTCGGCGAACAGGTCGGAGAGGGTGAGGGATGCACCTTCGGCGCTAGTTGCCTGCATGGAGTTTGCGACGACAACCTTGTCGATGCGGGCGAGCTTGGCAACGAGGTTTTCGGAGACTTCGCCGCCGCTGTACTTCACGCGCTCGATGAGCAGCGGGTGGTCGAGCAGGGTGTCCATGACATCCTCACCGAGAACGAGCACGTTGGCGTGTCGTCCGATGAGGGAGCGGACAGCGCGGCGCTGCTTGCGCAGGTCGGCCACCGGGTCGGACAGGCCGTAGTCAGACCACTTGTTGAAGTCGGTGTTGCCGGTCAGGTCGCCGCGAGAACCGTTGGCCTTGAGGCCGCCTGTCCAGACGGAGGTTGTGAAGATGGTGCTGGCAAACAGGATTTCCCATCGCAGAAGCACCATTTCGGCAACCCACTTGGCAGCGTCGGCGTCTAGGTCGTAGGGCGCATCGGTGTTGTTGCGCAGCCGGTCGGGGATTTCCTTGGCGATACCGTACTCGGTCACGCTGTACTTCTTGGTGTTGTCCACTGTGAAGCCGGAGCGGGGAGCCAGTTCACCGGGGGCCAGCGGACGGGCTACATCACGGAACCAGTAGTCCTGCACGTACTGCGGGATGATGTCGGTTTCGCGGTCAACAAGAACCTGCGGCGCGACCTTACTGGCAATGTAGGAGGGGTTTGTGTAGCCCACGCTGATTTGCGTGAGCAGCTTATCAACGTGAACGTCGATGATGTCAGGCTGAAAAGGCATTGCTCACTCCCCCTAAATCTTATACGGGCCGACGAGAATCACTCAAATGATGTCGCCGTCTGCTGTTGAGGGTTCGAGTGCGAACGCTCGCACGACGTTCCCGGTTGTGGTTGTCTTGATGCCCTTGCCGACGGAGTTGGATGTCAACTGGTCTCCGACAGCAATGGCAGCGGCGTTGCCGTCAACTTGGAGCTTGGAGCCGCCGAAGTGCCGAACGTCGGCGACCTGACCGCTCTTGGGTTTGTTCTGTAGGATACCTGCGATGAGGTCGGTTGCGGCGGTTGCCTTGTCGAACTTGCTACCAGTAGCCAGCTTCATGAAGCGGAACTGTAGCGCAGAGAGGTCAGCATTTGCCGCAAGGCCAATTGTTTCGCCTGCGAAACGGACTGCACCAGCCATGTCGTCGTCTCCTTTACGCTACCGCCGCGACGCGGGCGCGGTTACGCTGTTCGTTCTGGTATTCGCGCCAGAGTTCGGGGTTCTTGCGACCAACTTCGACGATGGCAGTTGCGAGGTCGAGCTTACCGTCGGCGGACTTGGAGACCATCTCCTCGGCCATCTTGGTAATCTTCTCGGAAGCGCTGTTGCCGTCGCTGTAGGTCTGGTTGCTGGATGTGCGGGCGAAGACGGCAGACTTCGCAATCTGCGTCTTGATGCCGCGCTGTTCCTTGATGTACTCGTCGAAGTCGGCTTCGGAGAGGGCTTTCTTGATGGTGAGAAGCTGACGAGCCTTGGCGGTGACGGACTCCTCGTTGCCGGGTTCGACACCGGGGAGGTCGGCTGCGGTCTTCTTCATCTCGATGAGTTCGGCGTCTTCCTGCATCTTGCCGACGGTCTTCTCCATCTCGGATAGCTTGGCAGCTATCGGAGCTTGGATTGCGGCGATACCGTCAGCGCCAAGGACTGACTTGGCGAACTCGAAGGCTTCGTCCGAGGAAATCTTCGCACGGGCCTTCTTAGCGGCACGAACGGCGGACTTGGCGAAGTCCATAACAGGCTGTCCGACAGCGGCCTGACCACCTTCGGACATGTCCATAAGCGCCCTGCCAACGGCACCGAGGACTGCAAGGGTCTGAGGGTCGGCCTTTTCGAAGTTGAAGACGGGCTTCTTCTTCGCGCTTGGCTGCTCCTCTTCTTCCTCTTCACTCTCGTCGCTGGGAGCCGGAGGAGCGGCAGGCTGCTGTCCTTCCTCTTCCTCTTCCTCTTCGTCGTTCGGCTTCGGGTTAGGGTCGTTCTTTGCCATTAGGAACTCCTCCTGAATCTGGCCTTGTTTGGTGAGCGTAAGCTCGATTGGTTGAATTTGCGTAAGCTGCATCTCACCCATTGCAAAACCATCGTAGAACGTTGGTTCGCTATTGTGTCAAGACCTTTGTTGGGTCTATTTCTGAGCGTTCGTCTGCGGGGGGTGAGCCAGCTAGAGCTTTGGCGAAGCCCCGGATGGAAGTGCCGGTGTAGTCACCGGAGCGGACTTTTGCCCATTCTGACTCGTTTTCGAACCAGAGAACCGTGACCCACGAACCTTTCTTGACGATGCGGTCGGAGCCATCGGATTTCTTGATATGCAGGTCGGCGAGGAGCGTGTAGGACTCGACAGGAAAGACCCCGCTGACTTTCTTCTCGTGCTCAGACCAGATAGGGATGTCTTTGAGCATGAAGTCGTGAGCGACACGGGCTATTTCATCTTCGGATTGCCAGTGACCTTCCATGTCTACTTTGTACGGCACCATGTTCACAGTCCAGAGAAGGCGTTGAGGTTCGGACTTCTGGAAGGCAGCGAAGATGTTGTCAGGGGATTCTTCGATAACGTCGAAGAACAGGTCGTCAGGGGAAGCAGGGACGGATTTGGCATACTCGGAATCAAAGGGGTAGTTAGACACCAGTAGCTCGTTTTCAGTGCCGAGCTTACCTTTGGGGCCGAGGGACATCTGGCGCTGCATGGGTATTTTTTTCACAAAGAAGTTCTCAGGGATGAGCTTTTGGACTTCCTCTTCAAGAGTCAGTAGGAACTTGCCTTTTACATGCTTTAACACTTCCAAAAGCTGTCGGAACTGCGGCCCATTCCACTCGTTCGAGTTGGCAGAGCCGGTGTTGCCGTCGAACTTCCACTCGGTCGGATAGGGAGGGTCGAGGAAGAAGAAGGTTGTAGGGGAGTCGAAGCGCTTGATTACGTCAACTGCGTCTTTGTTCAAGATGATGGTGTTGGCGAGGCGGTCACGGATAACAGGGATGCGCGACGCAACCTTCATGATTTTGCCTTCGTGAGAGGCTGAGGGCTGGGTGTAGTTGCCATAGGCGGCACCGCGCTTGTAGAGGAAATTGTAGAGGCGTCCAACACGAGTGTTCGGCGTGGAGTTCTTGAGTCGCTTGAACAAGGCTTTCGAGACAGTCCAGTTCATGCGGGCGAGTTGCTTGACTTCGGGGTCTTGAATCTCGCGCAGGTCTTTGTAGGCTTGCGCGATGTTCGTGTCTAGGTCGTTGAGAACTTCTTTGGCAGACGCATCCTTGGCGAAGTAGACGGCAGCGCCCCCAGCGTAAGGTTCGACATAGGTGTCGTGCTCCGGCATCATCGTCAGGATGCGCTTCGCCATTGCGCGTTTGCCGCCGGGAGAGCCGAAAGGCTGGCGGACGGACTTGCAGAGAGGCATGAGTCCAGCGCTGTCGTAGAGGTTGCAGGTGTAGTCGGGGTTGATTTCACCGATGACTTGCAGGCAGCGACCGATGGCGGATTTGGCGACAATCTGGTAGTTGTGCTTCGAGGCCCACGCACGGGCTTTTTCTTCTGTCCAGTCATGGGCACGGTCGAAGCGTAGGGCTTGCACGGACATGCTGGACTGGCCCCGGAGTTTGCCAACGATGGCGGAGATGCCTTCGGATTCAGACAGCATGTGGGAGCGAAACGAGCCGGGTTCGAAGTCTGAGGGTGAGCGGACGCGGACGCGGACTTGATGTTCGGTTGTTTCGACGCCTTTTGTGATTTCTTCGGCTTCGGCGGATTTAGAGACGGCAGAGAGGTAATAGCGGCAATTAGCGCAGGTAGCGATAGGGTCGTCAGCAGCGCGGTAGTGTGCGGCAGCGCGAGTGTGTACAGGCTGTACGGCCTTAGCAGTGAGGGTGAGGACTTCACCGGAGTTCAGAGAGGGTGCGAGAGGAGAGACGCCGTTGACCACATAGCATTTCTTGACGGATTTGACTATCTGGGGGAGGTCAGCGCAGGAAGCATCAACGACGGCGATGTCAACGTCGCTGAGCCATGATTGGTAGCGTTCTAGGTAGGGAGCGTAGGCAATCTTCGTCGAGCCGTACTTGATGGTGTAGCCGTAGGTGTTGGATTTGGCAATGGCGACGCAGGGTTCGATGTGGAAGTCCGAAGACTCGATGCGGCTGATGGAAACAGGGGTGTCGTGGACGTAATTGAACAGGGAAGCATGAGTGCGCTGAGCCTCGTCGCTCTTGGTCATCATCACAAGGTCTGGCGGGTAGGGCGGGTCAACATCCAGTGGGGTGTCGAACAGCACGGTCTGGTCGGGGTGAACGAGCAGCATGGATGTGTCGCCGGGTGCTGTTTTCAGAAAGTGGAGTTGCAGCATTAGATAAGGGAGTCCTCTACTCGGAAATACAGGCGTTCGGTGAGTTCGATGATGCCGCCACCAGCGGTGAGCTTTAACTGCAACGACCACGCACCTTTGTCGGCTGCTTGCCACGCAGCGGGCATCGTGTAGGTGACGATACCGTTTGCTAGGGGAGCTTGAGGAGTGGCGTTGTCCTGTGGGTCAAGCCACTTGTTTGCAGTCTCGCCTTCCTTACGGAAGAGGGCGTCAACGGTGATTCCGGTCAGGTCAACAGGGAGCTTTGTCACACGGTCTTTCACGGTGATTGTGAAGGTGCGAAGTTCACCTACGAAAAATGGGCCAAAGCTCATACTTTTTCACCTTCTAAGGATGTTTCAAGTGTAGATGGTGCTCTGGTAATTGTCACACTGTTGGAAGATTTGACGGTTGTGGAGGTACTGGAAGCCCGGTAGAGAGAGAAGCGAGTTAGCTGATGGTCGAGGGAGATAACAGGAGAGGGGATGCGGTAAAGGACGGCGGTGTCAGTATCGGTTTGAGAAGTGACAGGAATGGGGAGTTTGGAAACGACAGAACTGGCAGATGAGCGACCAGACGAAATAACACCGGAGGCTCGGTGAAGGGTGAAGGGCGAGGGGACGCGGAAGGCGTCGAGGATTGCCGATATGCGGTAGAGGGTAACGATGGTTTCGATGACCGAGACGATTCCGTCCCATTCGATAGGAGTGATAGCCCCTGAACGTAACTGCTTGAGGTATTCGTGATAGAACACATGTGCTGCTGTGAGGGAGCGAAGGTATTCGACGGGGGAAGGCTGCGTAGCGGTCAGGTTCAGGAGGTATTCAAGGGTGAGGGAACCGCTGCTTGACGACGGGCCGGAAGATTCGGTGAGAGCGGCGCTGAGGGCGGTCAGGGAGCGTAGAAACTCGATAGGGATAGCGGAAGAGGCTGAGAGGGCGCGTAGGTACTCTAGGGGCAGCGTAGAGAGAGCGGAGAAGGCACGGATGTACTCGACAGGAAGAGAGGAAGTGCGGGACAGGCCGAGCAGGTATTCGAGCGGGAACGCAGGGGTTGCGGAGATGCCCCGCAAGTATTCGAGTTGCCCAACGTTGGCGCTGCTGAGACCAGACAGAATTTCTAACGGAGACTGTCGAGTAGCACTTATGTTCTGTAGGTACTCGAGCAGTTCCGTGCGGGTTATGTTAAGTCCTTGCAGGTATTCGATTAGCTTGGGGCCGATGACAGTTAGTCCACGCTGATACTCGACCGGTTCAGTTCCCGTCGCTGACACTCCGCGCAAGTATTCGAGCGGGTCGGAACCAGAGGAGATTAAGTTCAGGAGATATTCGAGGTTCGTGGCGGCTGTAGCGTTGATACCGCCCCGCAGGTACTCGATGGCTGTGAGGCCGGTCGAGACGATGTTTTTGAGGTACTCGATAGGGATTTGAGCGGTCGCTATGATTTGAGTGAGGGCAGATGCGAGCGTGCCGAGCCAGCGACGCGGTGGGAGTGCCTGTATGTGATAGTCCGGCGGTCTCCGGTAAACGGACATTTAGAGTTCTTCGACGTAGATGGTGCCGCTCATCTTGATGGCATCGACAGGCGCACCTACCAACCGGACAACCAGACAGCTTCCTGTAGCTGTGTTCTGGACTCTTGGGCGGGTCTCAGGAGTGAACCAGATGACGAAAGGAACGCGGATGTTCCAGCCGTCGAAATGCAGGTCTTGTGAAGCACCTGACGTGGTGGTGAGGGTCGTGCCGTTCACGCGGGAAGTGAAACCTGCCGCAGCATCGTTCTCGTCGAGTGGTTGGGGTGTGGGAGTAGTACCGCCCGATGCGGCTGTGATGGTAGCGGTCGTGTAGCGCCGAACGAGAATCCGGAGGTCTTCTTCCTGCGCGTCTCCGACTGCTGAGCCTGCGCCTGTCTGTCCACCGGAGTTGCCCAGAATGATTGCGTGGAGCTTGCAGGGTTTGTTGGCTGCCGGAATTACGACGAAGAATTCCTGCGCTGCTGACACACTGACATTTTCAAAGCCGACCGTGTACATTCTGCCCATGTTCTTATCTCCCTATCAGATGATAGTTCCTAGAAGCTGGGTTGACGATGGGAAGTGCTTTTCGTGCAGGGCCGCAGAGCGTCAGGACAACCATCGTTGTTATCTTACGTGCGCTTGCCAGACCTGCGTTGTGTCGTTCGTAGAAGACATAGCCTGAATTGAGTTGATTACGGCGCGTCATCAGGCTGTCTCGGTTCCAACGCTCACCGTCGGGAGCGTAGTCGTAAACAAGACCCCAACCGTAATAGGTGGCGGGGTTCGCGTTTGCGCGGTTGATGCCGTAGTGATAGTGGTTTGTGCCATCGTAGAAGCCAGTGTAGTGACCCGTTCCGAGGTTCGCAGCGTCGTTGGCTCCGTGGACGAAGATAGCAACGGCGTAGCAGGTCTGAGATGACCCAGAATAGGTAGGGATAGTGAACGTGTCTTTCTTGTCGTTCGAATCGGCGGTCGGGGTTTCGTTGTAGTCTGTAGCGTTGTTTGGCGGCATCTCATCGATATTGGCTGCATGGTTCGTGCCGGTGGAGGGAGTGAACTCGACCGTCGAACCGTCCGTGTAGCCTTGAATTTCTTCTATCTCGTAGGTTGGGTCGATGTCAGTGATAGAACCGCAGTTGTCTGCGATAACGAGGTCTTTCATGTGAAAATGCTCAGCGGTGGTGTTGCCTACGGTTTCCTGCTGCATCCCCCACCACGCCCATTTCCACTGACCGTTGTTAGCAAACGTTGCGACTTGAATGGAGCCGACAGTCGCGCCGTTCGAGTCTGTGATGTGCAAGACGGTAGCGCCGTCCGAGTAGTTGTGGAAGAACCGAACTGTGTACTCCGTGTCGGTTGCAAGGGTGATGGTGTTTAAAACAGAGCCACTTAATCCAATGCCGATGACGAGCGTAGAGGAGGAATTAGTCCAACGTTCGCGGAGGCCAAAAGCGACGAGTGTGTTGGACGTATTCACCTCACGCAGAATCCAATGAGTCATGTTCTGTGTGGGCAGTCCGGCAGTCTCCCGCTTATATCGAAACGCCGCAACGAACGCACCTTCGAAGTTGTCTGAGGCTGAGGCTGGGTTGATGAACCCAAAACTGGTGCTTGACGAGACGTTTCCCCCGCACTTGCTGGCTGCGTCACCGCCGGACGAGCCGGATGCCTTCGTGTGCTTTATCCAGCCGGAATCGACGCTGCGCGACCACGGCGAATTGGCCTGTGGGGAGCCATCATCACTGAGTTCGTAGTCTTTCTTAATCAGAAAGCGAACGTTCACGTCAGAGCCGCCAACTTCGCAACGTTGATGCAGGTTTCCCATGCATCATTGCAGATGAATAGCTGACGGACTCGACCCCGTTTGTCTGTCCAAAAGAAGTCTAGGATTTCCTCACGAGGACGGATGCGACCGCAGTTCATGCACTGCCGAGTGATTAGGGGTGTCGGCGGCGGCATTAGGTCGTGTTGCCGACGATTTGACTCGTGTAGGTGCTCTTGGTCGGGCCATCACCGGCAGACAGCGTGAGCTTTAGCCAAACACCGATGTATTCGCCAGCCCCAAGATTGGTGCCGGGGACGTTCTTGTTGGTGTCGTCAAAGGTCACACCAGCAGGTGCCGTAAGGCGGTTCGTGATAGTGCCCAAGTCCCCTTTGGCGGCTCCTAACCCGTGAGTTATCTTCCCGGTCGGGTCGGCGTTTTGGTCTACATGAGCGTCGAGGAGGGCAAGAGAGCCGTGGGTGTTTTTCCAGTAGATGAGGGTGTAGAAGGTCTTGCCGCTCGAAGGGTCTGAGGCGGCTCCGCGAAACAGACGCATGAAGCCGCGCTCGTTGATAGGGATTGTCCCTATCAGAACGTCGTCAGAGGCTTTGCGGACGGTGATAGTGCGGGTGCCGGATGTAGTGCCGACCTCGGCAGCCTGTACACGCTCATAGCTGTTCACAGACGTTACAGGCGTCGTGCCGTTCAAGGTCAGGTTTTCGTTCGCAAGGGAACCGTCGGCAAGGCGTCCGTAGAGGGTGACTGTGCGGGTGTCAGACCCATCAGACAGGACTTCGACTGTGCCGGTGGCGGAAATGTCGGTGAAGACGACGCGGCGCAGGGTGTCGATAGCTCCGCCAGCAGTGGAAGAGTCATCAGTCGGCATGTTCGCCGAAGCGTAGCAAATCAGGTCGGAAGCGGCTACTGGCATCCTAGAGTTCCTTTAAGAGAGCGTCGCCTTCGTCAAACAGCAAGTGGAGTTCCCCACCAATACGAAGTTTAGCACTGTGCTGGTAGTTGAAAATAATGCGCTCGCCAACAGTGATGTGGGGAGAGGTGGACTGCACAACTTCTCCCACAAATGGCTTCTGCTCGACAGGAGACCAGACGTTAGGAGAAGCGGGCGCGTCTGGCTTTACGAGCAGCTTGTTCGGCGAGAGCCTCAGTGTCATCGACGACTTCCTCCGCGTCTAGTTGGTCGGCGGTTTTGTGTCCGTTGGTGGAAGGGGGTTGTTGTGCAGTTGGGTCTGGTCGGGCTTGTGCAGGGTCGAACAGCGATTCGGTTTCTTTTACAGTGTCGCCGGTCGGGAAGCGCAAGAGTCCGCGCAGGTAGTTACTGATGAGCGGGTCGTTGCTGTCCAACAGACCAGCTTCAACGAGGTTCTTGACGGCACGAGAGATGGCTTCGACGTTGGAGCCAGCTACGGTCGTGTGGGTTAGCAAGGGCAGGTCTGTCGTGACGCCGTTTAGCTCAAACAGGAGTGGGATGCACTCGTCGTTGTAGGTTTCCTCGGTGGAGACGACGTAGCCTTCAAATGCGTTTTCGAAGAAACCTTGACCTTGTTCGGCGAGGGCAAACGAACCGACACGGGAGGTGCCGAGTTCGAGGAAGACTCCGAGCACAGACATAAGCATAGCGGAGCGGTGTCGGCGGATGGCGAGGTCGAAGAGTTGCGGGTCTACGCGCCCACCGGGGCGTTCGAAGCGGAACTCCCAGTCAGCAGGCTCGACGATACCTCCTTGTTCGTCAACGCGGACAGAAGCGACGAGGCGCTTGGCAGCGGCTTCGTCAGAATCGTCCCCAAGCTCTGTTTCGGTCGTCGCGCCTTTAGGGAGTTTAACAGTCGGGATGCCTGCGCCAGTACGTTCGAGAGAGATTGTTTCAATGGCTTCTAGCCGCGTCATTGCGTAGTAGTGATAATACGCCTGTCGCAGCAGCGACTCACCTTCCGGATTGTCCTTCTCAGCGCGGGTGCGGAACAGCAAGAACTTCTCACGGGGGATGAGGACTTTTTCCCACTTCGGCGGCGCTACCTGCCAGAGACCGATGAGCTTGTTCACGTCCTCCTCGTCCCACGCCCAGTCTTCTATTGAATCGTGGCCTATCAGGGAGATGTCGGCAATCCCGACTTTGTTGTCGGAGTAGAGCGACGGCGGGTCGCCACGCCGACCGTTGCGGCGCTTGAACCAGATTTCGCAGGCTGAGAAGCCGAACGGCAGGAAGGTTTGGATGTCGGTGGTGACAGCAGACCACGGGCGTCCGAGGTCTTTGCGGCAGGACTCGGCGAAGGCGGCATTGGCGATGGCTGCTGGCGAATCATCAGCCGGTATGTGATACCACTTGACCGACCGGAAGCTGGCTTCGATGGCGCGAAGGAAACCCCCAATCACACCGTTGTTCTTGCGCATTTCGTCGTAGACGCGAAGGCCGCGAGGGAAGCGCAGGTCGGGCAGGAACTCTTCGTAGACCTTCCCGCCGAGCCGTTTCAGGCCAGAGGTGGTGATGCGCATACGATAGTCTTTAGCGGTCGGTGCAGAGCCTTTGTTGCCGCCGCGAACTTGCTTTTTAAGCGGAGGCACGGTAAGTCTCCGAATTCACGATGAGGCCGAGTTCTTGAAGCCATTCTTTGCGGTCGAGAATCCAAGTGGTGTAGGCACCGAGGCTGCAAAAGGCACAGGGGACAGGGAAGCGACGATGTGCGTAGATTTGCGGAGATTCCTCGATAGTCCAGACGTAGATGAAAAACCCCATTCCGTTGCAGCGTATGCAGCTTACGGCCATCGACGTTTCTCCACTGACGAACTTCCGCTCCAACTGGGGCGTAACTTCATGATACTCGAAGAGTTTGGTTTTGCCACACTTGGCTCAGTAGCACGCGGGGCCACAGCAACCTGTCCGGTGCTGCGTCCGACTGAAAATTCAGTGGCGGCAAGGACGGCGTAGGCGGTGGAGAAGGCGTAGTGGTCAGCACGCTCGCCGATGTAGCGCGGCACCAGACGGCCATCTTTGCCTTTGACGATTTCACGAACAGGCGCGGTTAGCTGGGCGTAGAAGTCCTTGGAAGCGTGGAGGTGGCAGATGAGTTGATGCTGCCGGAGCCACGTATACATCGTGTCCAGCATCGCCGTTCGGTCTTGCTTGACTTTCTGTGAGTCGTCCTCGTACCACATGGGTTCGGTGAAAGACTGGACGTGCTCGTGTCTGTAAACACGCCCGATGTGTTTTTCGGCCCAGTCGAACGTAGCACGAGGGTCGCCGCGTGCGTCGATTACAGTCATGCGCGGGAGGTAGTGCTTCCAGTGCTCTTCTAGCTCGTCGAAGTCGAGGCAGGTATGTTGTTCTATCACCCGGAAGGGGTTTTCAGACAGGTCGCCGCTACGGTTGTCCCGCCCGATGATTGTGAGGTGTAGCACATTGCCTACGTCGATGCCTGCGTAGGAATCCTTAACAGGACGTTTCCAGTCGTAGACTTCGCGCTTGAAGTCAGACACGGAAGACTTTGAGCCGCGAGGTCGATAGGGGATGCCAAGGTCGGCGGTGTAGAAGGTCTGAATTTTTTCGATGTCTTCGACGGCCAAGAAGCGCTCTAGCATCGCTTGGAGGTTGGCGCGGTGGGAGTAGAGCTTGGACAGGTGGTAGCCGTGTGCGGATGAAGTCGGGTTCGGATTGGTACCTTGCCAGTGACCTGCGCCGAAGCGGTTAATGGGCCGTCGGCAGGCTACACACACTACATCGACGAACAGGGTTTTTTCGTCAAATACGACATTCTCGTCCCACGTGAGGGTCTGTTCTTTGTTGCAGCGTTCGCATTTGATAAACCAGCGGCGCTGGTCTGTTGGGGCAAAGAGGGCGTCGATGCCGACTTCGGGGTACGTGGGCTGAGAAGCGGCGATGTAGAGCGGGAGGCGTGCCGAACCCAGTCGCTCCTTGGATTTTTCCACCGCGCCGGGAACAAACTGGTCTACCTCGTCGTTGATAACCAAGTCAGCGTCGATTGTGCGAAGCTGGATGATTGTTTCAGCACCCCGGTAATAGGTAGCGCGGCCTGCGATTTTACGCATCCGGATAGAGCTTGAGGAGTCCTTTGACGCGACGCGAGACGTGAGGTACGGGGACTGGTCGATAGCGGTGGCAATCCGGCCTTTAGAGAAGTCGTCCATGTGGGTCTGTGTCGGCATGACATAAAGCGCGTTGCCGCGATAGCCCCAACCGGTGTCCGCGCACCACAGGACAGAGTTCAAGAGGAACTCTGAGATGAAAATCTGCGCAGCCTTGAGGATGATAATTTCGGGGTGGTAGTCGTCGTAGACAGGGATGAGCGGCGGGATGATGTCAGGCGGAAGGCCGTTGAAGAGTCGAGAGCGCTGTGTCCATTCCAAACGGGAGATTTGAGTCGTCTGGGATTGGTACGGTTGTAGTATTGATTGTCTCAACCCCGCCTGTAAAGAACTTAGTGATTTCGGCTGCAAAAACCTGTGCGCGTTCGAGGTCTGTTTTCTGTAGGTTCGCTTTGTGGAAGGCATGGGTGATACCAGTAACTATAGCATTTACCATTTCTGGCGTTAGCTCACCGCGCTTTTCTTCCTGCTTGGAGATACGTTGGGCAATCTCGGCAACCTGAGAAATCTGCTTGATGACAGCGATGATGTCCGGGAGGGGCATGTCCTCATCATCGGCGTGCCGTTTCAGCCAGCCTGCCAGAGCCAGCCGAGCAAGGGCGAGTTCTTCAAGGATGTTCGGGTCGTAGAGGCGGTGACGTTCGTCGAAAAGCTCGGTGCGGTCGTAGATGAACCTGATGGCCTCGTTCACGTCACGGGTGTAGAAGCCGTAGCGCTGAGCGGTCAGCAAGGCACCGGAATTCTTAGCCAGTCCCCGATTCGCACGGGACATGTGACGCCAGCAGTTCTGGAAGCCGGGGTAGGCTTTCTGGACGCCTTGTTTGCCGGGTTTCTCAAGGCATTTTTGACAGTCCGCGCCGAGGTTATCGACAGCGTTGGCGATGCGCTTGTAGGACTGTAGAACCTGACTCATCGAAAAGAGCCGTGCAGCATAGGATTATCTCTCGACCGGTAGGCAATAACGATTAGTTCTGCCAAAATCGCAAACGGCACAAATTCGAGCATTGCAGTCGAAGACAGCATTTCGGAACGGCTGATTAGTCCCAAACCCAGAAGAAGCCGTCCGATTCCAATAATCAAAATCGACACGACCGCACAAGCCATCGCCTCGTTACGGAACAGCGCAAACCGGCAGTTGCGGAAAACCCAAACCAGCACCAGCGAAATCAAAACGAGGATGGTTCCGCCGACGATTTGGAGGACTTCGAGGTGGGCTTCGCTGTTTATCAAGAACAGCACCTCATAGCCTACCTATTATAATCGCAATGATTGCGATGACAACCGGCCCTAGCCAGCGTCCGACGCCGACTGCGGCTCTGATTAAGTTACGCTCACCGTCGGCTGCGTCCTGTCTGAGTTCAAGGGAGTCCAGTCTGCGCTCGAAATCTTTACGTTGGTTGGTCAACACCTCGCGGAATTGCAACACATACGACTGAATTTCGGCCCGCACCAGCTTAAATTCTTTCTCTATTTCGGATTCGATAACGTCAAGGTCGCGCTCAACGAAACGCTGGAATTGTTTGTCGGTAAGGTCTGCCCAGTCTTCGTGACGACCCACATAACGCTCACTTACACCGCTAGACGTTGTTCTGGTTCGGGGTCTGCCACTGGTCTATCACGCCTTCGAGACCCCGCAGGAGGGCCATGACGACCGGAGAGGCGACAGCGAACTGGCCCCAGTCGAGAAGTTCGGCTTGAGTGATAGCGGCTCCGATGGCTGCGGTGGCAATCGCCAACCCGATAGCGCGCACGGCTCCGACGAAGGCAGGCGGAAGTCCGATGCCGTTCAGGAAGTCTTTGATGCGCATTATGTAAACCCCCTTGTTTGAGTCTGCTTGAATTGTACCTGCTAATCTGGGTCTTTTCCAATACTGTGAAGGTAAGAGTGGCGGAAGCGGTGGCAGGTCCGGCAGAGCCAGATGACATCGAGGGGGCGAGAGTAGTCGTCGTGGTGGGCACCAGGGCGGTCACGGGTGCAGTTGATTTGGGCATAGCCGAGGGTGCCTGAGCAAGTCACAGGACGGACTAACTGCCCTCGCTCAAGAGCGTGTTTGACAGCCATGTGAGCCGAGCGCTTGTGTGGGTTGCGAACGCGGTATGATTTAACACGAAGACCAGCTTTGGCAGGGTCGGCAGCGTAGGCAGCACGGGCTTCGGCAGCGCGACGTTCGCGGCGGGCTTCGGGGGTTTCCGTTGGCTTGCTGACACGCAAGGACTGGCCGATGCGGGACATTCTGACCATCTTCGGCATACGCATCATGGCAGAGGGAGCGTAACATGAAGCAGCAACCGCAGCAGCCACAGCACATGTGTATAGCGATGTTGCAGGAGGAATTGGTCGAAGGGGGGCGGAAACGCTGCGCGGCGTGCGGCAGGACGTGGACGTTACAAGAGGCTGAGGACGATTACCACGTTCGGATACAGGCGATGTATCGAGTCAGGGCAAGGTTGAATCTCTGGTCACATCAGACGACGGGGCGGTAGGAGCTTCACGTTAGCCGGTACTCTCATCCCATACGAGTCACTCAACGGGGTCGATGCTGTCATTGGTTTCGGTTAGGTGTTCATCATCTACGGTGCTCTCCACTTCTCTCGACTCGTCCTTTGCGGTGCTCTCTCACCTTACGGTTATTCCATCAACACTCCGTGCAAACGGAACTCTCTGACAACTCGGTTCGTTCAGTTGTGGCGGCACGCTCTTTCCACTATGACTCGTCTTGCATTACGGAACTCTCCAAGCCACCGACTCGCTCTCTTGTTTCGATGCACATCGGAGGGCTTCGGCTGTTTTGGCACTCTGGTTCTTTCGGCACTCTCCTATACCCCGATTCGTTCTACTATGCCGGTACCATCTAGGGCTACGACTCACTTCATACGGCGCTCTCGGACAAGTCCGGTTCGGTTACTCGCGTCATACGGTGCTCGCAAAAGTCTTCGGTTCGCTCAACGGTGACGGCGCGCTCTTTCCAAACGACTCGTTCACATTTAGCCGGTACTCTCTGACAACTCGACTGCTCCACGCTTACGGTGCTGTCAGGATTCTAGGCTCACTCATATCTGTCGGTGCTTTTTCTCTACACACGGTTGCTCCGCTCGCATCGATACTTTCGCACTCAACGGCTTTGGTTGCGGGGGCGGGACTCGAACCCGCGTTCTTCGACGTATGAGGCCGACGAGATAGCCGCTTCTCCACCCCGCGTTGAACCTTCTGTGTAGTCTACCAGACAAACTCAACTGTACCGGTGCTCTCATACGACAACGGTTCGCTCATTGCGTGCGGAACTCTCAGAAGACGGCTCGTATCTCTTGTTGCGGTGCTCTCTGGGATTTCCGACTGCCTCGTCATTTAACGGTGCCCACACGCATCTCGGTTGCTCCTGTCCCTTGGTACTCTCTGTATTCACGGCTGCTCTCGTCTATCGGCGCTCTCCAATGTCTAGGCTGCTCAACGTTCTTGGCACTCTCCGTCCCGATGGCTACTCCCTTCTTTCGGTGCTCTCTTTAGGCGACGGCTACTCACAGCTTCCGGTGCTCTCCCACAAAACCGGTTGGTTCTCAGCAGTAACGGCACACTCTTTTAACCCGGTTGCTCGGCTTCGTCGGTACTCTCGTATATCACGGCTCGCTCGTTCCTGTTGGCACTCTCCGGCCTGTCGGCTCGCTCTCGTCCTATGGAACCCTCTGTTTCGACGGCTCGCTCTACCGTTTGGGAACCCTCTGACTGCATGGCTCACTCCAATACCACGGTGCGACTTCTGCCCATATGGTTCACTCCTATGTCACGGTGCTCTTTAACCCTTTCGGTTACTCAGGATGCAACGGCACTCTCGCGCTGTATGGTTGTCGCTCCTACATCTCCGACACCTTCTTCTTGTACGGCTACGCTCTTCTTTAGTGTTGGCATCCTCGGTCACTCCGGCTGCTCTATCACTTCGGTGCTCTCTATGGCAACGACTGCTCTTGCATTACGGCACTCTCGCAGCGAAAGGCTGCTCACCATCCACGGCACTCTCCAACAAACCGGCTGCTCGGTTTAACGCGGCACTGTCCTCTAACTCGGCTGGCTCTTAACTTGCGGTGCTCTCCCCAATTTCGGCCCGCGCTCACGAGTCGCAGGATGCTCTACTAAGACGGCTGCGTTCACTCACGACGGTACTCTCAATCTGTCCGACTCGTTCTTCCATTCTCGGAACTCTCGGACACTTCGACTCGTTCCACGATTTCGGCACACTCCCGACACTACGACTCGTTCGCGCTAGTTGGAACCCTCACTTGGCACGCCTGCTCGCGCCGCTAGGAACCCTCACTTGGTTCGGCTCGTTCAACTCCTGCGGCGCTCTCTAGCAGTCCGTCTGCGCTCCCGGTTAACGGTGCTTCGCGTCACGCTTTCCCGGCTTATCTAATCAGCTTCTCTGTCCGTCCGCAGCCGCACATAGTTTACCTCGCTCGATAAATTTTGTCAACCCCTGCCCGCCTTGATTCTGGGGGTTTTTCCTGCTGTTTTTCCGCTCTTTCCGCTCTTTGGTGTTTCGCCCGACACAATGTTGGCTGACGCCCCCTCTAGCAACGTTCCCATTTTGAAAATTTTGGTACGCGTGAGAGAGTTAGTGACCCTTACCCCAAAGACACTCAACCGCGCAATTTTTTGACTGCGCAGTCAGAATGTCTTTAAGGCGTCGCGTTCAGGAAACCGTCAGACGCGCCGAGAGAGCCGTTAGACGAGCTTCGAGTAGCAAGACGTATGCTCGCTCTAGAACCCGAACCTGCGTTTGCGGAAGCGTGCAGTAGTACGCCTGCCGAAGCGCATCGTATGACAAGTCAGGGAACATTGTTTTTCTCCTCTCTTTTCAGGATTGAGAGACGCGTTCAGGGGGGCAACAGACGGGCTTTCTAGCCCGTCTGCTACCCGGGTATTCAATTGTGTTCTGACGTTAGGCTAGCTTCCTTCCTGATAGCGGGCGAAGCGTTCCGTTTGCGCGCCTGTAGTCTTCCGCAACGAATCGAAGATTTTCCTTTGCGATTCGTCGTTCGCGTCGTTCAAGTCGCCGGGCGAGTTTCGATAGCTTGCGTTCTGCGGGACTGCACATTGCAAGTTACTCGCTCGCGTTGTCAGCGCTCGCCTTGCTTGCGTTGTTTGCTGCCTTGACCGCAAGCGCATGTTCAACAAACTCGGGCAGCGACATTGTTCGCCCGTCTGATAGCTTCACTCGCGTAGTCTTATCGTTCCGAGCGAGTCGAGGAAAGTCGCGGTCGGCAGAGTCGCCGTGTTTCAATTCGCCTGCTTGCATCGCCGCGTATTGAACGGCGGTAACTCCTCCCTCTATCTTCGACTTTCCGGACTTCGACAAGTGAGATACGAGTGATTCCGGTGACGTTACCTTGTAAGGATACTTCGCATCACCGGTTTCTTCGTACTCAGGAGTTACATCCGAAGTCACTATCGCGGCGAATACCGGACAAGGGCGATTGAAGTAACACTTGTCTCCTGCAACGTTGTCGAGATAAGCATTAGGCGTGACTGACTTTCCGTCACGCGCCGTCAATGCCTTACCCTTCGACGTTGTAAACGATTGCAATCCCGCGTCTGCTAACTCGCTAGCGCTCAACGATTCTACTTCGGTACGTTCACCCGTGCGCGTCCCGCGCTTGCGAATCGTGATTGCGAAGTCTCGCACGTCAAACGCTACGGGGCGATGCGGAGGAGCGCCTGCCGCCTTGTAGTCATCAAGCGCCGCCTGTAGGACTTCTCGTACCTTGTCATCGGTATCAGCGGCTTGCTTTGCGAGTGTCTTCTGCGTATCGCTCGCAAGTTTTTCAAGCGCCTTGAACGCCTTGCTGCGCTTATTGACTTCGGCGCGATAGGCGCTTGCTTCCGATTCACTTGTCGGAGTAAACGCGGCGAGTTGTTCCGCCGTCATTGTCGAGAAGTCAGGCGTCACATTCTGCGCGTCGGCGACTGCCTTGCTTGCTTGCTTCGACTTCGGTTTCGCTTCCGG